ACGCTCACCATCACCGATGGCGGCCATTGGTGAGGGCAACTTTGGGACACAGCCTGTAAGCGTCTGTGGCTAACACGATTCGAATCAAACGCCGCGCCATAGGCAGCGGCAGCGGCGCCCCCAGCAGCTTGGCCAATGCCGAGCTGGCATTTAACGAAGACAGCCAGGTTCTGTATTACGGCCTGGGCACTGGTGGCGCGGGCGGGACAGCCACCAGCGCGCTGCCGATTGGCGGCCCTGGGGCGTTCATCTCCAGCGCCACCACCCGCAACGCGAATCTGGTGTTTGCGGGCCCAGCCAGTGGCTCTGCAGCCGCGCCGAGCTTTCGCAGTTTGGTGGCCAATGACCTGCCGGATCTGAGCAGTGTGTATCTGGCCCTGGCGGGCGGCACGGTCGGCGGGAACCTGACGGTCAGCGGAAACCTCACCGTCAACGGCACCACCACAACGATCAACTCCACCACGGTGTCGGTGGACGACAAGACGTTTGAGCTGGGCAGCGTGGCCAGCCCGGATGACTCCACCGCCGATGGCGGCGGCCTGGTGCTCAAAGGGGCCACCGATAAGACCTGGCTTTGGGTGGATGCCACCGATGCTTGGACCAGCTCTGAACACGTCAACCTGGCCAGCGGGAAGGCGTTCTATGTCAACGGCACGCAGGTGCTCAGCGGCAGCGCCCTGGGCTCGGGCGTTACCAGCAGCAGCCTGACCAGCGTTGGCACCATCGGCACTGGCACTTGGCAGGGCACCACGGTCGCGGTGGCCTACGGCGGCACTGGGGCGACCACGTTGACCGGGCTGGTCAAGGGCAACGGCACCAGCGCGTTCACCGCAGCGGTGGCCGGCACCGATTACCTGAGCCCCAGCTCAGCGATTGATGGGGGGACCTTCTAATGCCCCGCCTGGCCAAAATCCTGATCCGCCAAGGCACCACCACCCCAGCGGCAGGTGACTTTGATGTGGCCGAACCGGCCTGGGACAAGAGCGCCGGCAAGCTGTACATCAAGAACGCTGCCGGCTCCATGGTGGAGATCGGCGGTGGCGGTGGAGGCGGGACAGCTGGCCCGATCCTGCAGGCCGCCTACGTCATCAGCCAGAACGTCACGCTGGCTGCCAATTATCACGGGCTGTCGCTCACTTCAGTGGAGGTGGGCAGCGGCTACAGCGTTGAGGTGCCTAGCGGTGCCACCTGGACCATCGCGGCTCTTTAGTCATGCCTTACGGATCCGTCAAAGTTGACAGCATCGTCACCAGCACCAAGACGGTGACGGTGGACAACTTGCTCGACAACAGCGCTGGCAGCATCACCAGCACGATGATTGCCGATGGCACCATCGTCAACGCCGACATCAATGCCAGCGCCGCGATTGCTGACACCAAGCTGAGCACAATTAGCACAGCTGGCAAGGTGGCCAACTCAGCCACGACAGCAACCAACGCCAACACGGCTGGCGCGATCGTCGCTCGGGATGCGTCGGGCAACTTCTCGGCCGGCACGATCACCGCAGCGCTGACGGGCACCGCCAGCACGGCCACGGCATTGGCCACGGCTCGCAACATTCAAGGTGTTGCCTTTAATGGGACCGCCAACATCACGGTGGTTACAGCTGGAACGGGGATCACTGTTAGTGGCACGCAAGTGGCAGTTGATTTAAGTGACTCCACTAGCTCAACAAGCACAACAACAGCAGCCACGCCTAATGCGGTGAAGTCTGCCTATGACTTGGCCAATAGCGCTTTGCCCAAAAGTGGTGGCACCATGACTGGTGCGATCACTTTTAACGCAACACAAACTTACCCAAAAATTCCTGCAAATACACAAACAACGGCTTACACTTTGGTCGCCAGTGATGCTGGCAAGCACATTAACATCACAACCGGCGGCGTAACTATTCCATCCGGCATTTTTTCAATTGGCGACGCCTTAAGCATTTACAACAACAGCGGCAGCGATCAAACAATTAGCCAGGGGTCTTCAATAACATTGCGCAAAGCCGGGTCAGGAGACACCGGCAACCGCACCATAAAACAATACGGAATTGCTACTATTCTTTGCGTTGCAAGCAATGAGTTTGTTATTGCGGGAGCGGGGCTTAGCTAATGTCAATTATTCAATTATTTGCCGCTGGTGGCGCTGCTGAGCCAGAGCCAGTCACGGTGCAATATGTTGTAGTTGCAGGTGGCGGGGGAAGTGTTTCAGGCGGAGGAGGTGGCGGGGGTTATCGTAGTTCAATAACTGGTGAAAGCAGTGGTGGCGGGGCTGCGACTGAGCAAGCATTGTCATTGTTGACACTAACCCAATACTTTGTTGTTGTTGGAGCAGGGGGAGCAGGAGGAGAAAGTTATAGCAATGGCAGTGCCAGCAGTTTCCATGACATCACTTCAGTTGGAGGGGGCCGTGGGGGCGTGGCAGCAGGGGGCGGCAGCACTGGAGGCAGCGGGGGTGGCGGTGGCGCCAATCAAAGCAACTCCGGAAGTGGCCCTGGAACCGCCCAGCAAGGGTATGCAGGTGGCAACGGTGCTGGCAATACACCAACTGAATGGTATTGCCCGTATCTTCCAAGCAGGCCCGAATGCCAGCCTGGCGCTGGTGGCGCTGGTGGTGGAGGCGGCGCTGCACAAGCTGGTGCCAATGGCACTGTTGGGACTGACGGGCCAGGCGGCGCAGGCGGCAATGGCGTCTATAGCACTGCCTTTAGCAGATACTTAGCAGGTGGCGGTGGTGGACAAAACACGAACACTGCACTGGCCCCGGCCGCAAATGGCTTAGGCGGCGGCGGATCTGCAAACACTGGCGGCGGCGGCAGGGGGTCATCTGGCGGCTCTGGAATCGTATTGCTACGCGTTCCGTCTTCTTTTTCATTGGCATTAACTACTGGCACGGTCAATACAAGCGTGGTCGGCAGCTTTCGTCATTATGAATTTCTTTCCTCTGGCTCAATTATTTTCTAACCATGGCGCACTTCGCTCAACTAGACAGCAGCAACACAGTCATTCAAGTCATTGTTATTTCTAATGACGAAATAATTGACGCCGCTACGGGACTTGAATCCGAAGCCAAGGGCATTGAAATATGTCAATTTATTTTTGGGCCCACAACCCGGTGGGCCCAAACAAGCTATAGCGGCAAAATACGCGGTCGCTTTGCCGGCCTAGGATTTATCTATGATGAAGATCAAGACATATTTATGGCACCAAAACCCTACTCAAATTGGGTTTACAACTTTGATCTTAATCAGTGGCAGGCGCCTATTGCGCGCCCAGATGATGGGCTCCCCTACTACTGGGATGAGCCATTAGGCATTTGGGTTCTTGCGACTCCGCCAAGCATTAATTGAAAGCAGTGAGCAACGGCACCGCTAAACGCGGATATGCACGGCAACTGAAAGCACGGCTCACACGCGACGTGGGGCCCTGTCAGATGGCGCGATGCCGATGACGCCCAGCCCATTCATGTCTGATGGTGCGATGCCAAGGACATCAACCACCTCAACCCTTTTGACCCGTGGCACTCACTACCCTTGAGTCCGGCAAACTCGGCCGGCAAAACACCCTCAAAGAGGGCATCGTTGAAATCTTCCGCGAAGGCAAGCTCTATGCAGCTATGCCCCAGCTGTCCGTCACTGGCACCGGCATCCACTACAACCAAGAGCAGACCCTTCCTGGGATCGGCTTTCGTGGTGTGAACGAGGCCTACAGCGAGAGCACCGGCATCATCAACCCCCAATCCGAAGCGCTCAAAATCTTCGGTGGTGACGTTGACATTGACCTGGCTCTGGAGGCCATGCAAGGCCAAGAGATCCGCACCGCCCAGGTGGCGATGAAGGTCAAGGCTGCCCGCCTCAAGCTGGAGAAGACCCTGATCAAAGGCGATTCCACCAGCAACGTCAACGAGTTTGACGGTCTGCAGGCCCGCATCCCCTCGGGTTCGTCGCAGCTGATCACCAACGCTGCCAACGGCGGCGGCATGAGCCTGGCAGCTCTTGATGAGCTGATCGACGCAGTGGACGAAACCGTGGGCAGCCCTGTGCTGATCATGAACCGCACCCTGCGCCGTCAGCTGTCCGCTGCCGCTCGCGTCACCTCCGCTGTGGGCAACCTGCAGTACGGCCAAGACGCCCTCGGCCGTCAACAGCTCAGCTACAACGGCATCCCCATCCTGGACATCGACCACGATGAGGCTGGCGTTCAAATCCTGGCCTTTAACGAGACCCAGGGTTCAAGCAGTGCTTGCAGCTCGGTCTACTGCGTTGCAGCGGGTGTTAACGGCGCCACGCTGATCACCAACGGTGGCATCGGCGTGCGTGACCTTGGCGAGATCGACACCAAGCCGGTGCGTCGCATCCGCGTTGAGGCCTACCTGGGCATGGCGGTGTTCCACCCTCGGGCGATTGCTCGCTTGGCTGGCATCACCAATGCAGCAGTGGCTGCCTGATTGTTCTTTCACCCCTCATTGAGGATCTACCCATGCCTGTTGCAACTGGAATGAGCGATCGCCGGGGTTACCTGCGCGACGCCAACCTCGAACTGCTGGCCGCTAGCGCCGTCAGCGCCACCCAGACCGGCAGCGAAGTCACCTTCGATGCTTCATCGCTGCACTTCGGCAAAGTTGTGATCGCCTCGGGCGGTTACAGCTCTTACACCGCCGGCACTGCCGAATGGACCGTGGCATTCCAAGCCGCGACCGCTGCAGGTGGCACCTTCGTCGCCATTGAGTCGATCGTGCTGCCTGCCACCGCCAAGACCATTGAAGTCCCCTTCTCTGGTCCTGAGGTGACCCAGCGCCTTGGCGGCCGTGCCGCTGTGGTGAGAGGCGTGCTGACCAAGACCGGTTCGCCCGGCACAGCCACCGCCACGGTCTACATCGCCAAGTGATGTCGGCCTTTCCGGTCACCCTCACCCACCCGGACACTGGGGCCATTTACATGGCCTCAACCCGGCTGGAGTTGATGGAAGCCCTGGCCAATGGCTGGACGCTGACCGCCCAAGAGCGTGAAGCGATGGTGGCCAAGACCAGCGGCAAACGCAAAGCCAAAATGGCAAGTTCACCTGAACTCACAGACGAAACCGTCTAAGAGTGGGAGGGAACGCCTAACCCCCGCAGCTCGCGGGGGTTTTTTGTAGCAATGGCACCTTAAGCAGACCAGCCAATTGCTCCGTGTTGGAAGTCGCTGCAGCCGTCATTGGGGCTGCCATCACCGTTGGGGCCATGGGCATTGGCTCCAATGCCAAGCGATCAGCAGAGGGCAGGGATGCGGTGATTCGGCTCACCGCTGCAGTTGAGAACGTGGCAACGCGGTTGGAGACGTTGCACGTGGACATCAAAGCCGATCGCCGGGAAACTTACACCCGGCTAAACAGCATTGAACAACGGGTCGCCAAACTGGAGGCAAAGTAGTGAAAGCCTCCGATCTCAAGATTATCCGGCACAGCCCAGAACTGACTGAGATCCGCATCCCCTACGGCCACAGCGACACCCGCGAGTTTTTGCTCGCCAGTGACATTCACCTGGACAACCCGCATTGCCAGCGGGACCTGCTGAAAAAGCACCTCAAGCAAGCCCAAGGACGCGGCGCCCATGCGTTGATGTTTGGCGATGTGCTTTGCATGATGCAGGGCAAGCATGACCGGCGTGGCAGCAAAGGCAGCATTAGACCGGAGCATCTTGGCGGCAACTACTTCGATCTGGTGATCAAAGAATGCACTGATTGGCTGGCACCATTTGCCAAGACCATTGTCATGATCTCAGATGGCAATCATGAAACAGCAATCATCAACCACAACGAAATTAACCCTTTGGCAAACCTGACCGAACGCCTCAGGGAAAAGCACAACAGCCAGGTAGAGCATATGTCCTATCAGGGTTGGATCTGGTTCACCTTTCACCGGCACAATGACAATGCCAAGGTGCGGCGCTCAACCCTGTTCTTTCATCACGGCGCCTGGGGCGGCATCATCAGCAAAGGCGTCATGGGCGGCGGCCGGTATGCGTCGATTGCGCCTGATGCCGATGTGATTGTCAACGGCCACAACCATGAGCGCACGATCGTCTCCCACCCGTGTTACCGCATCAGCCAATCTGGCAAGCAACGGATCAATCAACGCTGGCACCTGCAAACCGGCACCTACAAAGAAGAGTTTGGCTCTGGTGGCGGCTGGGCCGTTGAAAAAATTGTGATGCCCAAAAGCCTGGGCGGCCTGTGGCTCAAGTTAAAACCCACCAACGATGGCGTTGAAATCAGCGTCGAACCAGCTGTTTGAGTGCCGGCAACTTTGATCAGGTCACTCCTGCTGTATGGACTTCCTGCATCATCCGGCATTTTGGATTGTGGTT